AGCATCTAAGCGCGCTGATGGTTGTGCTGTTAAAGGCAAAACCAAAGGTACGATAGTTTCCATGCGTAACGGCGGGATGTGCTGATATGGCAACCGTAAAACCAGCTGCTAAAGTAGTTAAGTCTTTAAAGAAGGCTGGGTTTTACGGCGCCAGCAAGCCCAAGCGGTTGGGTATTATTAATAAAGTTACGACTAAACCCCAGCGGATAGAAATGGTTGATAAATTGTTTCTAGCCAAGAAAGCTAAAGGTAATCCTAAATGATGGCAAGCCGTGGAATGGGTGCTATGCGCGCCTCAAAAATGCCCAAAGGTGTACGCAAAGAGCGTAGGGATGACACCGACTTTACCGAGTACGCTGATGGTGGGCCTGTTGGCTTGTATGCCAACATTAACGCCAAGAGGAAACGTATAGCCGCTGGCTCTAAAGAGAAGATGCGTAAGCCAGGTTCTAAGGGTGCACCTACAGCTCAAGCTTTCATTAACTCTGCTAAGACTGCCAAGAAATGACCACTACAGGAACCACAGCCTTTAACATGGAGTTCACTGAGCTCGCTGAAGAGGCGTGGGAGAGAGCTGGCCGTGAGATGCGTACAGGTTATGACCTACGCACAGCTCGCCGTTCTCTTAACCTGATGACCATTGAGTGGGCTAATCGCGGCATCAATATGTGGACGATTGAGACAGGGACAATTACTCTGACTCCGGGACTGGCCACATACGCTCTGCCTTTAGATACGATTGACTTGCTGGATCATGTGATCAGGACACAAGCTAACAACTCTTCAACTCAGGCAGACTTGAGTATTACCCGCATCAGCGTTTCAACTTATGCAACGATCCCTAACAAGTTGGTTCAAGGCAGGCCGATCCAAGTCTGGATTCAGCGTTTGTCTGGTGAAACTAATCCTACTGCCGCTGTACTTGATGGTGCAATTACGTCTACGGCTACAACTATCACGCTTAGTACGGTTGTGGGGTTAGCTGGCTCTGGGTTTATTCGACTTGGTACAGAAGACATTTACTACACCTATATCAGTGGTAATGTGCTCGGCGGCGTATTCCGTGGCCAGAACAACACTACAGCTGCAGCACAGACAGATGGAACTGCGGTGTTTGTGCCCCAGTTGCCCGCTGTAACAGTGTGGCCTACGCCTGATAACTCACAGCAATACCAGTTTGTGTACTACAGAATGCGCCGCATCCAAGACGCTGGCGCTGGTGTACAGACATCCGATATGAATTTCCGCTTCCTGCCATGCGTAGTGGCCGGATTAGCCTACTACATAGCTATGAAGGTGCCTGAGTTACAAGGCCGTCTGGATATGCTTAAGCGGGTCTATGACGAACAATATACTTTGGCATCCCAAGAGGATCGCGAGAAGGCTACATTGAGGTTGGTGCCTCGTATAGCGTTCATTGGTGGTGGTACTTAATGGCAACACCGTTTGCATCCGGTAAATATGCTATTGCCGAATGTGATCGGTGTGGGCAGCGTTATAAGTTAAAGCAGTTAAAGATGGAGGTCATCAAGACCAAGCTTTATCAGCTAAAGGTTTGTGAAGCTTGCTGGGATCCAGATCAGCCGCAATTGCAGCTGGGTATGTATCCTGTTTATGATCCGCAGGCTTTGTATCAGCCACGGCCAGACACAACGTATGTGACGGCGGGTTTGAATGCGGCAGGTAATTTGACTGGTGGTTCACGGGACATCCAGTGGGGTTGGAATCCGGTTGGCGGAGCTAGTGGTTTTGATGAATATTTAACACCTAACTACTTGGTTGCAACGGCATTTGTTGGTACAGTAACAGTTTCATAGGAGCTAAACATGGCATACACACGATCAGCAGACGGAGTCGCTAAAAAGGGTAAGACTGATGTTCACATCTTCCCTAACAGCGGTCATTCTGTCAAAGAAACAAAGGGCGGAACAGGTAAGGGTAAGGGTAAAACCAACTCTGACATGAAGACTATGGGTCGTAATTTGGCAAAGATTGCCGCACAGAAGCGAGGCTAACATGGCTAAATACAGCAAGATGATGATGGGTAAAGAAGTTGGCGATGCCAAAGTCTATGCTCCTCCGCACACAATGAAGGGCGAGAAGGTTGTTGCTACAGAGAATCCCGGCTCTGGCAAGAACTTAAGCCGTGCTGATACAGTAGAAATGACTGTTGGTAATATCAACAAATCATCTGGTGGTGAGCCAAAGACGTCCGGCATTAAGATGCGCGGTACTGGCGCGGCAACCAAAGGCGTTATGTCTAGAGGCCCGATGGCATGAACTACGCCCAGTTAGTCACCGCAGTATCTGATTACTGCGAGAACTCTTTCCCGACTGATAATATGAATACGTTCATTAAGCAGGCGGAGCAACGCATCTATAACACAGTGCAGATTGCCAACTTACGAAAGAATATGACTGGCACACTGCAAACCGGCAATAAGTACCTGTCTGCGCCTGATGACTTTTTGTCTACCTACAGTTTAGCTATTTATCCATATAACACCACAACGGCTACAGGAACATCTGGAGCAAAGACAATCGTAGTTGCAAGTGCTACAGGTATTGAGGCTGGTCAGGAAGTTACTGGGACAGGGATTGGAACCAATGCAACTGTTCGTAGCATTAATGGAACGACCATCACATTAACAGTAGCCAACAGCGGGACTGTTTCTGGTGCAATGGTGTTTCAAGGCGACTATCTGTACTTGATTAACAAAGATGTAAACTTTATTCGTGAAGCTTATCCTTTGTCTGCTTATGCTTCGGAACCAAAGCACTATGCAATATTTGGCCCAAATTCTTCTAATGTCAATGAGTTGACGTTCATTGTTGGCCCAACGCCCAGTTCCAATTACCGCGCAGAACTGCATTTTTACTACTATCCAGAGTCTATTGTGACTGCAAGCACTACATGGCTTGGTGATAACTTTGATTCTGCATTGCTGTACGGCACAATTTGCGAGGCTTACACCTACATGAAAGGTGAGGCTGATATGGTTAAGTTGACTCAAGATCGTTATGTTCAAGCTATTGCCTTGCTTAAGAACTTGGGTGATGGTAAACAACGTGGTGATGCTTATCGTGATGGTCAGGTTAGGGTTGCAGTCTCATGAGTATTGTTCAGACCCAGACCACAAGCTTCAAGGCGGAGCTGTATCAGGGCGTTCACGACCTTACTACAGACGTCATCAAGATTGCTTTGTACACGGCCAGCGCCGATCTAAACGAAGCAACTACGATCTACTCGTCTACCAATGAAGTAGTGGCATCTGGTTACTCAGCTGGTGGGTCTATCTTGACGCCGATTACAGTAGCATCCTCTGGGTATACGGCCTATGTTGGCTTCCCTAATGTATCTTGGACTGCCGCTTTGACAGCCAGGTGTGCTTTGATTTACAACGTAACTCAGGGTAACAAGTCCGTGGCCGTGCTGGACTTTGGGTCTGACAAAACGTCAACGACAACTTTTACAATCACAATGCCAGTAAATGGCCCAACCACTTCATTGATTAGGAGTTCAAATTGATTGTTACCACCACCAAAGGCGAAATGGACGATTCTTTGCTTGAGAAAAAAGAAGGCTTCGTTGATAATGACAATGAACACACAACATGGGTTGAGTATTGGCATGAAGGTGAATTAGTTCATCGTTCTGTTCATGTGGAATTAAAGAAATCCGTAAGTTCTGTGGTAGAAGCCGCATCTTTTAATTAAGGAGCCTAATATGGCAAATACTCAAGCAATGACAACAAGTTTTATGGGTGAGCTAATGACTGCCACGCATAATTTTGGCACTGCCCCCGTTCGTGCAACCGGCGCAACTGATGCGTTTAAAGCTGCTTTGTATTTGGCATCTGCCACAATGAATGCCGCTACTACCGCCTACACAGTAACAGGCGAAGTGTCTGGTACTGGCTACTCTGCGGGCGGCGTAGCGGTTACATTTGCAACCCCTCCTACAGCTACTAATTCTTCTGCTACTGCGGGTGTTGCATTTGTTACGCCTTCGGCCAGCATCACATACACCACAGTAACTTTGTCTACAGCATTTGATGCCGTGTTAATTTATAACTCAACACAAAGTAACAAAGCAGTAAGCGTTCATACTTTTGGTTCGCAGACAATTACCGCTGGTACGTTTACTTTGACAATGCCAGCGAATACAACTTCGACTGCTTTGATCCGTTTGGCTACAACTTAATAGGACTGGCGGGGTAACTCGCTAGAGTCGCCATGTTTGGTATCTCCGCATTCGCCGAAGCGCCGTTCGCCTCGCTTGCGGGGCAAGCAACGGTAGTAGTTGCACTTACTGGCGTTTCTTCATCGGGCGCAGTAGGAGCGGTTGCGGCTGATATCTCGGTATCTTTAACAGGAGTACAAGCAAGCGGGGAAGTTGGGACAGTAACCGCTTCTGTTGTTCAGCTTGTTGCTATTACAGGTGTTCAAGCTGATGGTGCGGTTGGAACGGTAGAAGTTGCAGAAAGAAGTATTGCGCTTAATGGGGTTAGCGCAAACGGCGCGGTAGGTGACGTAGTTTTTGCAAAACTTGTGGCGCTTACTGGAGTGGAGGCTGTTGGTGCGGTAGGGGATGTTACAGAAACTAACAATCCAACTGAGACTGGCGTTTTAGCTATAGGTTCAGTTGGTAATGTAGGAGCCGTTACAACCGTGGCGCTTACAGGGGTTCAGGCTTCTGGCGCGGTAGGTACTGTAGTAGGATCTAAATCATTTGCTTTGACCGGTGTCCAAGCATCTGGCGCGGTTGGAACTTTGGGCGTATTTTATTGGTCGTTAATTGATGACAGCCAGAACGCAAACTGGCAAAATATAGACAATCCGCAGACACCGGTGTGGACGCTGATAGATAATGCTGAAACTGCTAATTGGCAGATTGTTGAGACAGAAACATAAGGAAACGGCATGACATTTGTTGTTGCAGACCGAGTAAAGGAAACGACCACTACCACTGGTACGGGCACTATTACGCTTTTGGGCGCATCGACAGGCTTTCAATCTTTTGCTGTGATTGGTAATGCAAACCTGACCTACTATACGATTGCTGGACAGACTGGTAATGAGTGGGAAGTAGGTATTGGTACGTACACATCCTCTGGAACCACGCTTGCGCGTACAACAGTCTTGTCCAATAGTTCTGGTACACAGCCCAGCGCATTAAGTTTTTCCGCTGGCACAAAAGATGTATTTGTTGCTTACCCCGCAGGAGTTAGCTCTACAAATGGTGTGATGGTGCAAAGCGATACTGTGTCTGAGAGCACAACAATCAGCACGGGGTCTAATGGTCTTTCTGTTGGCCCAGTAACAGTGGCTTCAGGTAAATCTGTGACAGTGGCTTCCGGCCAAAGGTGGGTGGTTATATGAGCACTATTTCAGCAGGAACAACTACAACTACGGCGCTGGTCAGCACAGCGGATACCACAGGCAATTTGGTACTTACACCCACATCTGGGTTAGTGACTGTTAACGCTACTGGCGCTTTGACTTTGCCTGCTGGCACAACTGCTCAACGCCCCGGCACTCCTACAGCCGGAATGACTCGCTGGAATACAACCAACACAAATCTTGAAGTCTACGATGGGACTATCTGGGAGGCTGTTACAGTAACCCCTGCTGATACATATTCTGTAGATTTGTATGGATGGGGTGGCGGTGGCGGTGGAGGACAAGCGGGTGGTACTGGTGGTGGTGGTGGTGCCGCTAATGGTGTATATGCAGTAAGTCCATCCACAGCTTATCCGGTCGTTGTTGGTGGCGGCGGGGCTGCAATGGCTAATGGCACAAACCCCGGGTCAACTGTCCCCGGTGGTGGCGGTCTGTCTGGGACTAATGGCGGCTCTGGACAAGGTGGTGGTTATTCTGGAATTTTTACAACTTCTTCTTCCCAAGTCAATGCACTTTTAATAGCTAGCGGCGGTGCTGGATCTGGTTATAGTGCATCAGGCGGTGCTGGTGGTGGAACTACCGGAGTTGATGGTAGCGGATCAAACTTTGGAACTGGTGGATCACAAAGCGCAGGCGGTCTTGGTGGAAATGCAGTGGGTGGTGCTACTAACGGATCGGCATTACAGGGTGGTTCTGCTGGGTCTGCTGGTGATGCTGGCGGCGGCGGTGGAGGTGGTGGTGGCTATTGGGGTGGAGGCGCAGGTTTTAACGGAGATAGTCCTGCGGGTAACTCAGGTGGCGGTGGTGGTTCTGGGTACTTCAAGTCTGGCACAGTAACAAGTGCGGTGTTAACTGCTGGTAGCGGGACAACGCCGGGGGACTCAAGTAATGCTTTGCGTGGCTCTTATGGTAATGGCGGAGCACTTAACACGGCTGGCACTCAGGGCGTATTTATCATTCGCTATTTGGGCGCACAACGAGGCACTGGTGGTACTGTAACTTCTTCTGGTGGTTACACATACCACACGTTCACAACCTCTGGCACATATACTGCGTAAGGACATAAAATGGCTTGGTACGCAAAAGTAGAAAATAACATCGTTACTGATGTGTTGTATTTGGTAGATACCAAAGATAGTGATTGGCTGTACCGAGAATATGGCGGTACATGGTTGCGGTGCGCGGAAGATGGCTCAATACGTCAATGCTTTCCCGGTGTTGGCTATGTTTATAACAGCCAGACTGATGCGTTTATACCCCCACAACCTTTTCCTTCTTGGGTGTACAACCAGACTGAACATTTATGGTATGCGCCTGTAACTTGCCCTCAAGATGGTCATAAGTACAGGTGGGATGAAGCCACAGTATCTTGGGTTTTGGTTCAATAAAGATTGAGGTAGACATGGCACATTTTGCAGAAATCGGATTAAACAACACGGTGTTGCGCGTTATTGTTGTAAGCAATGACGATTGCAAAGATCAACATGGCGCTGAGTCAGAAACAATTGGCGCTAAGTTTTGCCATGACTTGCTAGGTGGTGTGTGGTTGCAGACCAGCTACAACGGCAATATGCGTAAGAACTATGCTGGTATTGGCTACATATACGATTCCACCCGTGATGCGTTTATTGCACCCAAGCCGTTTGCTTCATGGGTTCTGAACGAAACAACTTGCCAGTGGAATGCGCCTGTTGCATATCCAATTGATGACAAGCGATATGTTTGGAATGAAGATACAACTTCTTGGATTGAAGTAACTTACAACCCAGCATAAGGTAATCCTATGGCAATAACAATAAGCGGCGGATCCGGAACAAACACCATTAGCGGCCAAGCTAGTGGGGTTAGCGTTGACTCGACTGGCGCTTTGACCATACCTGTGGGAACGACTGCCCAGCGCCCCGCTACTCCTGCAAACGGAATGTTGCGTTTAAACTCTTCAACCAATGTCTTAGAAGTTTATTCAACAAATTTGGCCGCTTGGACTACAGTAACCTCATTGGCGGCGGCACCTTCGTCAGTGGAATATCTTGTAGTTGCGGGCGGCGGCGGTGGTGGTGGAGCACAAGGTGGCGGTGGCGGTGCGGGCGGCTTACTTACTGCTTCAGGCTTTGCCGTTAGTACAGGTTCTGCAATTACAGTCACAGTTGGTGCTGGCGGTACTGCTGGAGGAACAACTGGTTTAGGTGGAAATGGAAACAACTCTGTTTTTAGCTCTATTACATCTACTGGTGGTGGTGGTGGTAGCTCATATAACGGTGGCACTGTAATAAATGGCGCTGCTGGTGGATCTGGCGGTGGTGGTGGCGCTAGAACTGCTGCATTAGGTGGCGCAGGAACATCTGGGCAAGGTTTTGCTGGTGGGAGCGGAGCATCAGATGATGCTACAAGTGGCTATGGTGGTGGCGGTGGTGGTGCAGGTAGTGTTGGAGCGAATGCAGTTTTTGCATCCCGAATAGCTGGGAATGGTGGCACTGCCACATCTTCTTCAATATCAGGTTCTGCTGTAACTTATTCTGGCGGAGGTGGAGGTGGCGGCGATAATCGTGGCACTCCCGGATCAGGTGGTTTGGGTGGTGGTACGGCTGTAACCGCCGATAAAGGCGGCGGCGGTGATGGAACTCGTACAGGTGTTGGCAATCCCGGAACAGCTAATACTGGCGGTGGTGGCGGTGGCGGCTCTTATGACGGCACTAACCGAGCAGGTGGTGCAGGTGGTTCAGGTATCGTGATTATTCGCTACGCTGATAGTTTTGCTGCTGCTACAAGCACAACTGGTTCACCAACTATTACTGTAGCTGGTGGTTATAGAGTTTATCAATGGACTGCTTCTGGTTCAATAATATTCTGAGGTATGTATGCCATCAACGATTAACGCCGACAATGGATCAGTATCTGGAAGTGCTGGTTTAAAGACAGTCGCTGATTCGTCTGGTGTTCTTGCGCTTCAAACAAACGGCACGACTGCGGTCACGATTGGCACAGATCAGAATGTTGTCTTTAATTCTACGGGTTCATTAACTCTCCCAGTTGGCACTACAGCCCAGCGCCCAACTCCAGCCAACGGCATGACCCGCATAAATACTTCTCTTGGAACTCTTGAAGTTTATTCAACTGTTAATAGTTCTTGGAATACTATTTCTACGTTTGTGAATGTCACACCTACTATTGAACTTTTGATTGTGGCTGGTGGTGGCGGGGGTGGTAGTCTCGCAGTCAATTCGGGACGAGCTGGTGGCGGCGGTGCTGGTGGTTTGCTTTACTATGGCGCTGAAACACCAAAAACCCCTAATGGCGCTGCGATAGCTGTTACTTCCGGGGCTGCCTATACCATCACAGTTGGCGCAGGCGGTAGCACACAAATAAACGGGTCAAATTCAGTTGCAGTTATTGGGGCAAATACATATACATCTATTGGTGGTGGATACGGATCTCAAAACGATGGAACTATTGGTAGTGCTGGTGGTTCTGGCGGTGGTAGTTGGTACACTACAGCTACCCCTGCTGTTGGTACAGCGGGTCAGGGAACATCAGGTGGAACGGGTTCTACGGCATCTAGATATGGTGGCGGCGGTGGCGGCGGCGCTGGCGTAGCGGGCGGAGCGGGCAATTCTACAAACGGTGGTAGCGGCGGCAATGGCCTTGCTTATGTAATCAGTGGGTCTTCAACTACATACGCTGGTGGCGGTTCAGGTGACGTATGGGCGGGCACGGGCGGCTCTACTTCTCCGGGCACAGCGGGCACAGGCGGTGGCGGTACTGGTAATAACTTCACTGGCGGTACAAACGGTACTGCAAATACAGGCGGCGGGGGCGGTTCTGGCGCAGGGGTATCTACTGGGCTTGGTGGTTCTGGCGTAGTTATTCTTCGTTATCCAGATACTTATGCAGCGGCAACGTCTACTACTGGCAGCCCCACTGTTACTGTTGCTGGCGGTTATCGTGTATACAAATGGACTGCATCTGGAACAATAACTTTTTAAGACCGCATGACCTCAACAGTTAATTCTGATAGTGGAGCAATTTCAGGTGTTCCCGGTGTAAAGAAGAATGGGGATTCGTCTGGGGTTTTTGCGCTTCAGACAAACGGCTCTTCAGCAGTAACTGTAGATACATCTCAAAATGCCACATTGAATTCCACTGGCGCGGTCACTCTTCCTATTGGCACAACAGCACAACGCCCCGGCACTCCAACCAATGGGATGATACGTATTAACACTACTACAAATACTTTAGAGGCTTATTCAACAGTTACCAATAGCTGGAATACTATTTCTACATTTACAAATGCCCCCCCAACTATTGAATATCTTGTAGTGGCGGGTGGTGGCGGTGCTTGCGCTGGAGGTAGCGGTGCGGGTGGTTACAGAACTGCATCAGGATTTTCAATAACCGCTGGGACTCCATATAACGTAACTATTGGCGCTGGTGGAGCAGGTACTGCACTTTATACTACACCCGCAGCGGGTTCTAATTCCGTTTTTAGTACTATCACTTCAACTGGCGGTGGTTATGGTGGGGTTACTGATGCAACAAACTATAACGGCGGTGCTGGAGGTTCTGGTGGTGGAGGCGCAGGAGATGGTCGAGGTTCTATTGGTGGCACAGGTACTTCTGGACAAGGGTCTAATGGTGGTAACGGGGGTAGTGGTTCACCGTATCCCGGAGGTGGTGGTGGCGGCGCTTCTGCGGTAGGTAGTGCTGGCGCAAGTTCAACTGGCGGTGCTGGCGGTGCCGGTTCTGCTTCATCAATTTCTGGTTCATCTGTTACTTATGCGGGCGGCGGCGGCGGTGGTGTGTTGTACGCAGGTGGAGCAAGCGGCGGTGCTGGCGGTGCTGGCGGTGGCGGCGCAGGAAATACTGCGGGGGCTGGTACAAGTGGAACAGCTAATACGGGTGGCGGTGGCGGCGGGTTTGGTAATTATGCAGGGGGGCCGCTTGGTGGCTCTGGGGGTTCTGGCATAGCTATTATTCGTTATGCAGATACGTACGGCGCGGCTACATCTACTACCGGATCTCCAACCATCACCGTTGCTGGGGGTTATCGCGTGTATACATGGACATCTTCTGGCACAATTACTTTCTAAGGATACATTATGGCAGTTACTACATTCTCACCCTTGCTGGGTCTTGCGCTTCCAACAACAGGCGATTTGTCTGGTACGTGGGGTACGACTGTTAATGACGCGATTACATCGTTGCTTGACTCCGCTGTTGCGGGAACAACTACTTTAAGTGCTGATGCAGATGTAACGCTTACCACTACCAATGGTGCTTCAAATCAGTCCAGAAGCGCTGTAATTCTTTGGACGGCCAGTAACGGTGCAACCACCAGAAATGTAACGGCTCCTGCTCAAAGCAAAGCTTATGTAGTTATTAACGCCGGGACAGGTTCGGTTGTTATTCGTGGTGTTGGCCCAACTACTGGTGTCACTGTTATATCTGGCGAAAAAAGTTTGATTGCATGGAATGGTTCAGACTTTGTAAAGATTTCATCTACAAGCGCCACTAACTTTACTGGTGTATTGCCCACAGCAAATGGCGGTACAAACTTAAGTACTTTTACTGCGGCTAACAACGCTCTGTATTCAACGTCAGCTTCTGTGTTGATAGCGGGTACACTTCCTGTTGCCGCTGGTGGTACTGGGCTGACCACTTTGACTACCGCCAATAACGCTTTGTATTCCACATCGTCTTCTGCCATGACGGCTGGAACACTTCCTGTTGCCGCTGGCGGTACAGGAGCAACGACCGCAGCTACTGCTTTAAGTAATCTTAATGGCGTTTCACCGGGCAAATCTATTGCATTGGCACTTGTTTTTGGATTTTAAGGAGCATTCATGGCTAATCCTAATATTGTTACCGTTACAAGTATTTACGGTAATACTTCATATTTAATCCCCAGCACCACTGCTGCTACAACTTGGACTGCGCTGACCCCTGCGGTTGGCACGGTCAATAAACTTGACAGCATTGTTGCATCCAATGTAACGGCCACTGGTGTGGCTGTCACAGTATCAATTAACAGCGCGACTGGCGGCGGTGGTACTGCATATCGTATTGCATACCAAATCACCGTCCCAGCCAATGCTTCATTGATTGTTGTGGATAAGACGGCATCTATGTATGTTGGGGAATCTCAATCTATTGTTGTCACAGTTGGTACTGGTTCTGCGATTGAATTGACCGCCTCTTACGAAGCAATTACCTAATAGGTGTCTTATGTCACTGCGCTATATTGGGGCTAAGTTATCCGCAATAGTTGCTACAAGCTCTACAACAGCGGCTGTAGGGATATGGACGTTACGCCAACAATTTAAAGCAATTGGCAATAACGCATGGGTTACAACTCCCGGCCAACAAACTTTTACAACGGCTGGGACTTACTCATGGACAGTTCCGGATAGCGTTATAAGCGTCTGTGTTGTTTGTGTAGGTGGTGGCGGTGGCGAAGCAGGAACTGCTGGTGGAAATTCTTCTTTTGGGGCGTACGTAGTTGCTAATGGTGGCGCAAGTGGAACATACGGTGGCACGGGTGCAGGTGGTGCAGGTGGCGGTGGAAGCGGATCGGCAAGCGGTCTTGTGACATTAACCGGGGGCGCAGGCGGCACAGGTAGTACAACAGAATACAACGCTGCCGGAACGGGTGGTGCAGGAACTGTTTATTCCGGCGGAAGTTCTACTAACTCCGCTAAAGGTGGAACTACTGGAGGTGCTGGGCCTGTAGGCGGCACGGGCGGTGCAAAAGCTACAATTTTATCTTCTGCGGCTGGCGGTGGTGGTGGTTATTGGCTTGGGCCGGGCGGAATTTATGAGTCAGCCGGAGGCGGCGGTGGCGGCGCTTATATTGGAACAACGTTATCAAATAATGGTGAAAATGGTGCTGGCCCACAAACTACCGGAACTGGCGGCGCTTATGGAGGCGGTGGCGGCGGCGCTGGCTGGAATAATTTTGCTGGCGGCGGCGGTGGTGGTGGTTTGTCTTACGCCAACAATATTAGCGTTACACCGGGAACTACTATTACTGTAACAGTGGGTAACCGTGGTACAAGTGCATACGGAACTGGTGGTGGCGTGGGAGTTGTTCGCATTATTTGGGGAGCCGGAAGGTCTTACCCAACAACAAACATAGGTGATGTATGACCCAACAGTACCCCGGTGGATTTATTACTAAAAATCCGGTTGAGTTTAATATTGTTTCTGCGCCCGGTATTTGGACAATGGATCAAGTAGCTCAATATATGGCCGCTTTACGGGAACAAGAAGCGGTGTATACCACTCCCGGCACATACGCATGGGTATGCCCTGCTGGCGTGACTAGCGTATCTGTTGTCTGTGTTGGCGCAGGTGGTGCAGGTAGCGGTAATGGTGGTGGTGGTAGTGGCGGTGGATTAGCTTATAAAAATAACATCACAGTAGTACCGGGCAATTCTTACACCGTTGTTGTTGGCGGTGCAACATCATCATTTCAAGGTGTAACCGCAAATCAAGGTGGAAGTGGAACTGGATCGGTTGGCGGTACAGCTTCAGGCGGTGATGCTAATTTTTCAGGTGGCGCAAGTGGCGCAGATCGAGGTTCGGGTGGTGGTGGCGCGGCAGGCTACACAGCAAATGGAGGAGTTGGCTCCGCTGGCGGCCCTGTTGGGGGTGATCTTGCCGGTGCTGGTGGTGGTGGAATTGGTTTGTATGGGTATGTTGGCACAAGCGTTACTCCGGGCGGCGGCGGTGTTGGGTCATCACAAACCGATAATACAGCGGCTATTGGCACAGCCGGTTCCGGGGGCCTGCCGGGTTCTTCAAATGTACGATCTGGCACAAGCAGCCTTGGAGGTGCAGGTGGCGCTTATGGTAGTGGTGGTGGAGGCTGCACTAACTCAACAGGCGGTGCTGGTGGTGGGCAACCATCTACTGGGGCTGTTAGGATTGTTTGGAATGGTCAAACATTCCCAACCAGTGCGGCGTAATAATGCGAGACTGGGCTGAAGCATTCATTGCGGCGGCCTGTATGGTGGCCTTCGTAATCTTTAGTACGTACATGATTGTATGGAGCTTGGTGTGATAAATGCGTTGGCTCATTCTGTTACTGCTGTTGGGGCTGGTTGGAGCCGTAGCCAAGAATGGCTGTCATGTGCGAGAGTTCTATGGAATTGGCTACACAATTCACAACCCGTCCGAGCGCCATCAACAAATGATTGCTTGGCTAAAAAACAATGCACAGTATTGCAAACCAGAAGACTACGTAGTGATCTGGAACAACCTGCCCATGTGGGCGGGTACAGCAGATTCGGCAGAAGCCAGAGCGTTAGTTTTGCGTGGGTATGAAGAGGCGCTTAAACGTGAAAAGAAATGAAGATCAGTTACGACAAGTGGTATCCAGTCGTCCAGCCTCAAGCAATGGTGCAACAGGAACTGTTTATCAAGAAGGTGGAAAAGCAGAACGCTGAACACGCTTTGCAGGTGCAGATTGACAATACTGTGAAGAAGTTTCATCAGTATGAGTATGAGATTTATGAATACAGGATGCGGCAGATAACGCTGAACATTGACATCACAAACCTTAAACGCGAGATTGACAAACTTGTATGACCAGAAAACCGACACCAAAACCGCCAATGGAGACAAAGGAAAAGCTGACGCTGTACGTAACGCTGATGGTAAGCACCACCCTTTGTGTCTCGGTGCTGGCAATGGTAACCGCCTTTATGCTAGGACTATGGGCCAAGGAAGTGGACAACGCAGAAATTTTCAAAATGATTTCACCCGCTTTTTCTACTCTTATCGGCGGCATGATTGGGTTCCTGTCTGGTATCAAACTCATGCAAAATGAAGACAAACCAAAGGAAAAGTAATGGCGCAGTTTGAACCAGCCTTTGAGCAAATGATTAGAGACGAGGGCGGCTACGTCCTCCACGAAGTACCCGGTGACACGGGCGGCATGACCTATGCTGGTATTGCTAGGAACAAGAACCCACAGTGGCCCGGCTGGGCTTTGGTGGATAAGAAAGAGTTTGGCGGCTCTCTTACGCCTATGGTGCGTGAGTTCTACCGTGCAGAGTTTTGGGACAAGATGCGCGGTAACGAGATCAGTAACCAAGAGGTGGCCAATACCATCTTTAACTTTGGTGTAAACGCAGGTATGGGCATGGCTGTGAAGCTGGCTCAGTTGGTCATTGGCGCTACGCCAGACGGCGGTATTGGTGCTAAGACCGTTGAGAAGCTAAACCAGATCACGGATGGTCAGCGGTTTAAAGAATCATACGCTTTGGCAAAGATTGCCCGCTACGTTGAAATATGCAACAAGAATCCCGTGCAGGTTAAGTTCCTCAAGGGCTGGATTAACCGCACACTGAAAGGTCTAGCATGAGCTTGCTTGCCGTTGGATCAATTATTGAAGCCGTTGGTAAGGTTGCAGGTGACCTAATCACCACCGACAAAGAAAAAATGGAAATGGAGATTGAGCAGCGTAAGCTTGATCTTGAAGAAAGGCGCATTGACCAAGCCACAGACCTAGCGCAGATTGAAGTCAATAAGATTGAAGCTGCATCATCCAGTGTGTTTGTAAGCGGCTGGAGGCCAGCCATTGGTTGGATTGGTGTAGCGGCTATGGGTTATCAGTTTCTGCTGTATCCGTTGTTCCAATGGTGCTGGAAATACTTGCAAGCTATGGGTTGGGTTCCTATTGGCATGGATCCCCCGCCAGTACTAGACGCAGACCAGCTTTGGGTGATATTATCAGGCATCTTGGGCATTGCCGGTATGCGTTCTTTTGAGAAGACTAAAGGCGTTGCCAGTAAATAAGGGTAGCTCATGACGCTCAAAAAACTTGTACTGAAACCGGGTGTAAACAAAGAAAACACCCGATATACCAATGAAAATGGTTGGTATGTCTCCGATAAGATGCGGTTTCGTCAAGGTACGCCTGAAAAAATTGGCGGTTGGCAGCGCATTTCTTCTTATACATTCTTGGGAGTTTGCCGTTCTTTATGGAACTGGGTCACTCTTACTTCATTAAATTTACTGGGTGTAGGCACTAACTTAAAGTTTTATATTGAACAAGGTGGTGCATATAACGATATTACGCCAATTCGTGCATCTTCCACAATTAATAACAACCCATTTACTGGGAATGGCACTACCACTGTCACAGTAACCGATACGGCTCATGGCGGCATTACCGGTGACTTTGTAACATTTAGTGGGGCTACAGGTACATACGCAACTACATTTAATGCTGAATATCAAATTACAGTTATTGATGCAAATAGCTACACAATTGTTACCGCTATAGCAATTGCAGTTGGCTCATCCGGCGGCGCATCTGTTGTAGCTGCTTATCAAATTAATGTTGGGCCAGACTTTGCTTTGCCTTTGACTGGGTGGGGTGCTGGAACTTGGGGTGGTGGAGTATGGGGTGTTGGATCTGGAACGCCTGTTTCAATTCGTTTGTGGAGTCAAAATAACTTTGGCGAGGATTTGATCTTTGGCCCTCGAGGTGGTGGCATTTATTATTGGGATGCCTCTGCTGGTGTTACAACAAGGGGTGTAAACATATCAACTTTAGTTGGTGCTTCTGACGTTCCAACTGTACAAAACACTATTTTTGTATCAGATACAAGCCGGTTTGTTTTTGCTTTTGGATGTGATGATATTAGTGCTGTAGGGGTTCTTAATCCAATGCTTGTTCGCTGGTCAGATCAAGAGTCTGTAGTTAACTGGACACCATCTGCAACTAACCAAGCTAATAGCATTATTCTTTCTCATGGATCTGAAATCGTAACGGTTGTCCAAGCTCGACAGGAAATTGTGGTTTTTACTGACTCGGCTTTATATTCATTTCAATATCAAGGCCCACCAGCAATATGGAGTTCCCAGTTGCTGGGAGATAACATATCAATTATTGGAAAGAATGCGGCTGTAATTGCTTCGGGTGTGGTGTACTGGATGGGCGTAGATAAGTTCTATAAATACGATGGTCGTTTACAAACTTTGCGCTGTGACTTGCGTCAGTACATTTATCAAGACATTAATTTAAGCCAAGCGGAACAAGTGTTTGCTGGAACCAATGAAGGTTTTAATGAGGTATGGTGGTTCTATTGCGCCTCTGGAAGCACAGAAATTGACCGCTATGTCACCTTTAATTACTTTGAAAACAATGGCGAGGGTGTTTGGTCTTATGGCACTTTAGGCCGTACAGCTTGGCTTGATTCTGGTTTAAGGGATTTTCCTGTTGCGGCTACTTACAACTATAACTTGGTCAACCATGAGCAGGGTGTAGACAACAACGAAACAGGCACAACACTGCCTATTAACGCCATTATTTCTTCTGCTGAGTTTGACATTGACGATGGCGATCACTTTGGTTTTGTATGGCGGATGCTTCCAGATATTACATTCCGTGGATCTGAAGCGGCATCGCCAGCAGTAACCATGACTTTAATCCCCATGCAAAACTCTGGCTCTGGCTATAACGACCCAATATCCTTGGGCGGCAATCCAGACGCAACGGTTGTGCGTACATCAACAACTGTTATTGAGCAGTTTACTGGTCAGGTATATGTCAGGGTTCGTGGCCGCCAGATGATTCTTCAAGTTGAATCTAATCAGATTGGCTGCGCATGGCAGCTTGGTAGTCCACGTATTGACATTAAGCAAGATGGCCGCAGGGGTAATTCATGATTGTTACGTCCGAGTTTGAAATTAACCAAGTAGCTGCGCCTAATTTACCGCTGGCTACGGAGGTGTACTCACGGGTATATTCAGATCAGCTTAACAATATTTTACGTCTTTACTTTAATAGAATTGATGCAATTTTGGAGCAGTTAAAAACAAGTGCAATTATTCCTCCATTAACAAATTACACGGTGGCAACACTACCAAGTGCGGTTACATCAGGCAAAGGTGCAAGGTCTTTTGTAACAGATGCACTGGCTCCAACATTTGGGGCGACCGTTGTGACTGGCGGGGCTATTGCAGTCCCTGTATATTCTGACGGAACAAATTGGAAGGTCGGATAATGGCTCTTAATTTTGGACAGCAACAATTTGGTAGAAATGTATTTGAAGATACATTACCTGCAACTCCAGCGCCCGTGGCAACTACACCAGCTGCTGTAGCGCCACCTCCTCCTGCGGCTCCACCACCTATGACGGTTAACGATCTGTACACGCAGATTCTTGGCCGTGCTCCTGATGAGGGTGGATTGGCGTTTTGGCAGAATGCTTTTGGCGGGGATGTTGATGCGGCAGAACAAGCCAGTTTTATGCAGGCGGCTCAAGCAGAATTAGCTCAACGCTCGGCAGCTGAACAACAGCAACTTGCTCCAAACCTTGTTAATACAAATGCAGCAACTACGGGAAATGCGGCGACTACAGGGAATGTGGCAGCTACAGGCGCTACATCAAACGTATCAAATTTAAACAACAATAACGTTGATGCGTTTGGTGATTCCACAACGCGAGGTAACAACGCTGGAAATTATGTTGACAACAACATGGTGACTTCTGCCCAGAACGCTTTGGGAGGTGGTTACACCGTTTCTAACAGGGGTGTTGATAGCACTACGGTTGGCGATTTAATAAGCAACGCTGATGGCAATAACAGTTGGGCAAATTCGCTTGCAGGAAATTCTGGCGTTGTTGTTTTGAACTACGGTTTGAATGAAGCATATCGCGGAGAAAGCCCTGAAACATTTAGAGCTAATTTGCTTAATGCTGTTAACCAAGCAAAAGCCGCTGGTAAAAAAGTTGTTTTGCAAACACCCAATGCTGTTGGCTCGGATATTAGCTGGGGTAATAATGTTGGATCTTATGCGGATATTATTCGTGACGTTGCAGGCTCTACCGGTTCTGCGTTAGATGATAAATTTGCGTTTACAACTGGTAGGTCGGACGTTTTTGATACCACTACAGGCGACACTCTTCACCCTGGTGGAAGTATGTACGCCACGCTTGGTGTTAATTTAGCAAATACTATTGCTGGTCTTAACGCCCCAGCAGCATCTAATGCAGCTTTAACGCCAGATCAAATTCAACAAGACATCATTAAAACAGAGCGCAATCGGTTGACTGGCTCAACTGATGGTATTGCCTCTCTTACAGCAAAACCAATTGACACAAGCGCAACTGATGTTCAGCAGAATATTGGATTTGCTCCGGCGGCAGTCAACAATATTGCTGCCGCACCCGCAGCTGTTACGCCGCCTACTACTGTTGAAGAGTTATACAAAAGCATCCTTGGCCGTGAAGGTGAAAAGGAGGGCTTAGAGTTTTGGAAGAAAAACTTTGGCGATACTGTTGACGCTACTGAAGCGGCTTCGTTTCAAAAGGCTGCAGATGTTGAGATGGCCAACAGGCCAAAGCTTATTAATGAACTTTACTCTTCCATTGGCAGGACTGGTATTGGTACAGATGTAAGCCAAATTGACCAAGGCGGGTTTAATTACTGGAAACAAAAGCTTGATACTGGTTCAACGCCAGATCAGGTTAGACAAGAGTTCCAGACTGCTATCAATGACTTGCTAACAAATAAAAAAGATGACGCATATTCAAAGTATGTAGCTCCAAATTACCTTAAGTCAATTACAGACAACATTGCCAAAGATACAACCCTGTCGGCTTTTGATAAGAACAACAAGATCTTTGAGACTGCCCAGCAATTTGGCATGGATGATGCCGCTATTGACAAGGCATTTGGTAAGCCAGCTGCTGACGAATATCGTAAGCAATACGGCACCCAGATCAAAGACTTCATTACCACCACACTGGCCAAAGATGAGGGCACTACGTTTGATGAGATAGCAAACATTAAGGGTGCAGCTCGCCAATTTGGTTTGGATGCTGACGAAATAGCCAAGTACTCTGGTATGGATAAAGCTGGGGTTACTACCCTGTTTGATGCTTACGACAAGGGTTTGGCTAACCTTGCCAAGGGTTTTGATGAGGCTAAGACTAAGGCTGGTACAGACGCTACAGCCCTATCTACAGCTGAAGTTAATAAAGCCAAGACCATGCTGGCACTTCAAAGCCAGTACAAAGTGACAGATGAAGACCTTGCCAAAGCTGGAAACACCACGGTCAAAGCTGTTCAGGATTACTTAAACCCCGTTAAAGAAGCTCCAAAGACTCTTGAGGCTTTGATGGGCGACACCGAAATGTCGGCGGCAGAGATCAGGGCTAAGATTGAAGAACTCAAATCCAACCCAGCTGTCAGTGGTATCTATGGTGTGGCTCTTGATAAGTTTAGCGAAAAAGCGGCTAAAGATTACTCTGGTGAATACGGTGGTAAGAAGTTTGAAAGCCTGAACCCTATTGCTGTTAGCACTGTTTTTGATCAGCTTAAAGCCCAGCAAAAAGCTGGTACAGAACAATACTACCAAGGTGGTGCCAAAGAAGGCAAGAAGGGCGGCTTTGGATCATTGGATGCAATGACCGAAGACATGGCTAAGAACCTTGTTGCGGCTGGCATTACCGATATTCGTCAAGTGGGCGAGAAAACAATTACCGAAACAGACGAAGAAGGCAATGAGACAAAGCGTACTATTGTTGTTAATAAAGTAACTGGCGAGCCATTGTCTAAGGCAAGCAATTACGCTGAACGCACAACTGGCAACTCTTGGTCTGGCACGTTTAAGGGTAAAGGTAACACTGGCTACAACGTCCAGTTTAAAGATGGCAACCCAATCTTTTACACAACTGGCGCGTCTAGCAGTGATATGGGGGCCCTTGCGCCGTTCTTAGCGATTGCTTCGTTTATCCCCGGGGTTGCCCCATTTGCACAAGCCATCAATGCGCTGTATGCGGCAAGTGAAGGCAACTGGAAGCAGGCTTTGTTAAGCGCGCTACCTGTGGGTGGTGAAATTGCAAAGACACTTGGCGCTAGTGCAAGTACGTTAAACAACATTAGTTCAGCCTCTAAGATTGCCAATGTAGCAAATGCTATAGATAACAAGGATATTTTGGGTCTGGCCATGAGTGGCGCGGGCTTGGCCTCCGATAAGAATTTATTTGGCCCAGATGCGTTTAATCCTAGCGCAAATGTTGTTGGCAACTTATCAACCAAAGACTTGTTAACTGGCGCGTCTGCTCTAAAAGCTATTGACAACAAAGACCTTGTATCACTGGCAAACATTGGTGCCCAGATGTCCGGAAGCAAAGATGCCGCTACAGCTGCCAAAGGCTTGGCTGTGATCAAAGCCTTGGAGTCTAAGAATCCAATGGCAATTGCACAAATAGCCCAGAAGTTCAACTTAACCAATGACGTAATTGGTAAAGCTGGCGGGGGTCTTGCATCATTACCCGGCTTGATAAAGAATGGCAACAAGAATACACTCACAGATAAGAGCGCCTTTGATGGATTAAATGGTAGCTTAGTGGCAAAAATGCTGAATCAGCAACCCCCTGCAGTACGTGCAGCCATGCTGAAAAAGATAATGCAAGCAGCGTAACTGGAGATTAATATGGATGATTTTTCCTTTGAAGACTTTAACTTTGGTAGCGGCAATGAAGAGTATGACTTTTCCGGCTTGTCAGATATTGGACTTGGAACTGACTTACAAGAATTAGACTTGTCCAGTTTGTTTGGCGGTGGCGGTCAAGACATAGACTTTAGCCAAATTCTGGGCGACTTTGGCGGTAGTTTAGGTGACGAACTGGCTGCTGCTTTAGGTGATTCTGGTAATGCTTCATCACTGTTCTCCGGTGATGGAGGCCTTAATATTGAAGAGCTTTTAAAGACAGAGGGCGGAGAAGAAGCGTTAAGCCGTAGCCTAAGCCCAAAAAGAATCAGCCTTGCTGATCTTGAAAAAGACACATCCGGAGGAACTGGTCTTAGGTCAACAGGCCGTGGCCAGATGTCAGCATTTGATCCAATTACTGGTGCAACAGGCATTACAGGCGAAGGTTTTAACAGCATTGAAGACTTGCTTGGCTCTGGCACCAAAGATGAGATTGCCCGCTATACACCCGGATCTACAGATTTCTCTTTGCGTTCTGGCCTTGAAACAGAAGGCGGTCAAGGTTTAAATGCTGATGCAACGCGCGGTATGGGCTTGGCTCAAATGGGTGGTGGCCAAGGACTGAGTAAGTACATTCCAGCTCAATTCCTAGAAGGCAGCACAACCCCAATCAAGGGCACTGGCGGCACTTTGAGCGAGACTGGTTTCTTGGCTCAAAGCAGTGCGGCAAATCCATTGGGTGCCAAGTATGCAATTGGTGATTCAAGTTCTTTTATTAACAACCCAAAGATCACTGGCCAGCAAGCCGCAGTTTCACCCGGACGCACCATCATTGATAACAAAGATGGTACTTATAAGGTTGTAACAAATGACGGTGGCGGAACCAAGACGGTTACAGTTGATAAAAAAGGCCTTGATAAGATCATTGATAACACCAAGAAAGATGCAGGCACAAAAGCTGGTGCTGGCTCTAAATCTTCAAACAATAATATGCTATTGGCTCTATTAGCTTTGATGGCTATGATGAATAAGGGTGGTGGAAAATCTGGCCCTAGCGCAGTTATCCCATCATTAACAGCTGATCGCAGGCAATTGCCATATGGCCCAGCAGCTGGCTCAACAGCGCGTCCCGGAGCTGGTGGAACTACTTACTTCTCACCCACCACCTACACACCCAAAGCCGCTGGCGGTGGAATGATGTATGGCGGCGGTGGCATTTCTGATCTGGGTGGTTACTCGGATGGTGGTCGCCTATTGCGTGGCCCCGGTGACGGCGTATCAGACTCAATTCCTGCGACAATCGGTGGTAAACAACCAGCCCGCTTGGCAGAAGGCGAGTTTGTTGTACCAGCAAGAGTTGTATCCGAACTAGGCAACGGCTCTACAAACGCAGGCGCTCAGAAGCTTTACGACATGATGGATCGCGTCCAGAAGGCGCGCCGCAAGACTAAAAACGTTGCCGCTGATACAAAAGCGCACAAATATTTACCCGCTTAAGGAGCTGTTATGGCCGGAGAAACCCTACCCACAGGATCGACAAACACCCAAGGCCTAGCCGACTGGGCATCGCCGTACATTACCAATTACTTGGGTCGAGCTCAAGCACTGGCCAATACGCCCTATGAGACTTACCAAGGCCCACTCACAGCTGGCCCATCTAGTCTGCAAACCAAAGGCTTTGAAGGGCTTGCAAGCTTAACATTCCCTACTAATTTGGGTCAATCGTTTAGCTCTTCTGGCGCCTATCAGCTTCCCAGCATGGGGGGAGTTGATCCTTATGCACCAGCGCCCATAGGTCAAGGTGCTGGCGCAGCTCCTACGGGTGGTATGACTGCCGGAACTTTGACTGGCCCTACAGGTATTGCCGCTCAATACATGAACCCATACTTAGAGGGTGTGCTTACCCCTCAGTTAGAGGAGCTTCGCCGCCAATCAAAAATAAATCTTCAGCCCGCTATGACTAAGTTAACTCAAGCCGGTGGTTTTGGCGGTAGCCGTCAAGCCATTATGGATTCTGAAGCTAACCGTAATTTGTTGCAAGAGCAAAACAAAGCGATTAATCAAGGTTACGCAACCGCATTTGACAAAGCCATGGGTCAGTTCAACACCGAACAAGGTCAAGCTAAGACTTTGGTTGATTTGATGGGCACACAAGGGGCAACACAGCGAGGTATTGAGTCTGAGGGTATAGCCGCTGATAAGGCTGAGTTTGAGAAGCAACGACAGTATCCATATGAGCAAGTTCAATTCCAGCGCGACATGATTTCTGGATTACCTACAGGATCTGTACAAAACACGGCTGGCGAAATGTCCGGTGTTGGCTCATTAATATCTATGCTTGGCGGCGGTACAGCGGCAGCATCTGCGTTAGGATACAAAAACGTAGGGGAATTGTTAAAAGGCCTCGGCCTTGATTTAGGGCCATCATCATGAATCTGATTCAAATCCAAGAACATCTAAAGGATCTGCCTACACAGGCAATCATGTCCTACGCTAATGGGCAGAACCCACAGGTTCCCCCGTATATGGCTCTTGGCGAGATGAATAGACGAAAGTCTATGGAGCAACGTGCAGCTCAAGCTCCTGATTCTTCTGTTAAAGAGAAGCTTGAAAGCGAGCTCAACCAGCAAGTGGCACTTCCCGGCATTGGCCAAGGCATGAACATGAGGATGAATCCTGAAGGGATGCCCCGTCCCATGCCTGCAGTACAGCCTCAAATGGCTCCTCAAATGCGACCTATGCAGATTCAGCCGGCGGCTCGGTCTATGCCTCCCCAGCAGATGTCTCAGCCCGGTGCTATTCCAGCCGGCATGGCTGGTGGTGGACTGGCCAATCTGCCTATCAGCAATCGTATGTTCAATTACGCGCCCGGCGGTATTGTGGCGTTTGCTAATGAAAACAATGAGCAGTTGGTTCTGCCTCCCGGCGAATCTGTGTCAGGCACGTATTCAGAAGGTGGTGGGGATGGCAAACTTCCAGTAGAGTTGGCTAATCAGATTTTAAGAAAGCGTTTGTTGGGGCAGGTAGATCTGCCGCAACCTGTCGATAGAGAAAAAGTTATAGCTGAACAAATAGCCAAGAATCCAGAGTATGCCGACCTCCTTAATAAGTTACCCGGCGACACATTAACAAAGTTAGCCGCCCAGCTTGAGCAGCAAAACGCAGCCCAGCGCTCTAGGTTTCAAGAAGGTGAAGGCCGGCAAGGTCTTGCCGCTTTATCACAAGCTTTGATTGCCGCTGGTGAGGCTACCCGTGGCCGGAAGGGTATGGGAGGTATTGGAGCAGCATTTGGAGGATTTGGTAAGTCTTATAACGCCGCCACTGCCGCACAAGAAGAACGTGCCGCTAAACAGCAGGCCTTAGAACGCGCTCAGACCATCGAGACAATGAAGCTCCAAGCTGATATTGAGAATATGAGGCGCGCATATGCTGAAGGTGACATTGAGAAAGCTATGAAATTTAAAGAGCAAGCTAATGCTCGCGAGGTTAAGATTGCGGAAATGCAAGGCGCTGGCGCCAAAGAGGTTTTGGATGCGGCTGACAAGAAGGCCCAGCGTGACGCTCAAGAGGCGCGCTATAAGTCCCAGGAAGCGCATGAAAAGCGTATGTACGATCAGACCAGACAAGCCGCAAACAAGCCCTCAAGGTTCCAAGAAGAGCTTGCACTATTGAAAGAGAACCCAGACCTTTTCAATAAAATGCAGGGTCAAACCAAATCTGGCACCTTGACGTTTGAAGACGCCATGAATATCCTTAGAAAGGATAAATTAAACACTGGTAAGTCCTTAGAGGATCTTTCTCAGATGGCTCAGAGAATGGTTAATGCCGCAAAGCTAGTTCAGTCTGGGCAGACTATTCCAGAGCCCATTAAACCAC